AAGTTACCAAAGCACAGCGAGAGCTGCGCAGAGTAAAACTAGCGGCACCCATCCTCAGCAGTGTGCTCAAGGCAAGCGGGGTGTTTGACCGCGTGTATGAATATGTTGCTAAGAAAAGCAGCAAGTCGATCATTTCCCTGACAGAAGAGGCCTTTGCAGCCATGGAAGCGAATGCAGAGCGGATGGCGTGGATGTCGCCGATCTTCAAGCCCATGCTGGCACCACCGCAACCATGGTCATCCTTTGACACGGGGTGTTATCATGATGCTAACCTTGCTTCTATGGTGCCCTTAATCAAGAAGGCCCCACACAGCCAACAAGAGGCCGTTACACACCAACTCTCACACGGTGTGATGCCAAGGTGGGTCAGAGCGCTAAACGCACTCCAAGCCACGCCTCTGAGCATCAATGAGCAAGTGTTGGAAGCTGTGGAGTGGTGTTGGGACAACAAGAAGCAAGGGCTCAACAAGTTCCCCCGCCACAGTCTACCAGAGCGGCCAAGGTTGCCAGCAGATTGGCAAGACATGCCAAAGGAGAAAGTAGCTGCCGTGAAGGCAGGAGTCCGAAAGCACATCAAGCTCTCTATGCGTGTGAAGGGCTCTGCTGTGGTCATGGAGCAAGACTTACAGACTGCCCGTGAACTCATAGCCTATGAGACTGAGGGCTTTTACATACCGTGGCAGGTGGACTTTCGTGGACGTATGTATCCTGTCAGCAACTTTAGTTACCACCGCGACAGTCACTTGAAGGCCCTCTTCTGCTACAAGCGTGGCTATCTGGTGGAGGGCAACAATACGTATTGGCTCAAGGTCCACTTAGCTAACTGCGGAGACTTCAGTAAAATCAGTAAGCAATCTCTTGATGCACGAGCACAGTGGACCACCAGCAAACATGAGGAGCTTCTGGCTATCGCAAAAGACTACCAAGGAACCTTCGATCTGTGGTCATCCGCAGACAAGCCCTTTGAGTATCTGGCGGCTGTGTTTGAGTATGCGAGGTGGGTGGAGGAAGGTGATGCCTTCGTCAGCTATATACCTCTGTCACACGATGCCACAAACAGCGGCGTTCAGATATACTCAGGGCTGAACTTGAGTGAGACTGAAGGCGCACTTGTGAACCTTACACCCTCCCACAAAATGGCAGACATCTACCAGACAGTAGCAGACAAAGTAGTCGAGGAACTAAATGCACTGGGCCAAGCTGTAAGAGCTACAGTGTTTAGCAAGAGAACTGGAACAACTGTCGGTGAACTGGCAGACCGATGGATCAACTTCAAGATAGGTAGAAGCCACATGAAGAGGGCCACAATGTGCTATGGTTACTCAAGCAACAATGTGGGGATGCGTGGTCAATTCATGGAAGACCTAATGAAGCCTGAGCAACTGAAGGTGACTTATGGAGAGATCGACAAGCATCCCCTGCATGACACAGAGCAAGGTCAGTTTGAGTGCGCATGGTTCATGGGCGACCTCGTCTATAAGACAATCAGTAAGGTTCTTCTTAAGACTGGTGAAAGCATGGTGTATCTACAAGCGGCAGCAAGAGCTGTAGCCGAAGAGAACAAGACCATGAAGTGGACCACAGACAGCGGCTTTCCTGTGCACATGGACTATCGCAAAACAAAGCAAAAGGAGATCAAAATCTTTTTGTTTGATAGGGCAGCACAGGAACGCAAGAGAACTAAGGTCACACTTCGAGAGGACACAGACCGCATCGATGTAGCTAAGAGCTGCAATGCTGTTGCTCCCAACTTTGTGCACTCTCAAGACGCTGCGTTGATGCAGAACTTCATCTGCAACCAACTGGATGCAGGCACAGCAGAAGACTTCTTTATGATCCATGACAGCTTTAGTATCTCTGGAGATGTGTGGGACTTGTCCGATGGTGTAAGAAGTACGTTTATCGATATGTTCTCAGGCGATTGCCTCTTCAGCAAGTTTGAGGAGGAAGTCAGGCAGCAACTCAATGACCCAAGCATGGCCTTTGGATCAGAAGACAGTCCTGTCACCATACCCACCAAAGGATGTCTCGATCTGGATGCAGTAAGAAACAACGAGTTCTGTTTCAGCTGACCTTCTGTCACCCCACCAGAGGAACCTAGCGGCCTCCCAGCTGTGTTTCCTCCTTTACCTCAACAACTGGGGCTGTCTTCGGATGGCCCCTTTTTCTTTAGATCACAGGAACGCAACAAGATGGCAAAAGTATACAAATTCACGACTCCCGCAGGCAACGCAAAATACCCCCACCTCAACAGTCCAGACACAGCTTTTGACACGGACAACCCGAAGTATAAAACTGAGGTGCTAATGTCTGAGGATGAGGCAGCACCACTGATTGCACAGATCAAGGCAGCAGCAGCTGAGGCTTTTGGTGCCACCGCCAAATTCCGTATGCCAGTCAACAAAGATGAGGAGACTGGTCAGGTGTCAATCAAGGCGCAATCGAAGTACCAACCCAAGTTCTATGATGCCCAAGGTCAGGTCATTGTGCCCAGCGCTCTGCCAAAGCTAGGCGGCGGCTCAACAATCAAGATGGGTGGTGTGTTCAACTGCTACACAGTCAGCGGCACCAAAGGTGTGAGCCTAATGCTGGACAAGGTGCAAGTGATCGATGTGGTCAATGGCTTCGGCGGTGACGATGGTGGCTTTGAGGCAGTAGATGGTGGCAGCTTCACAGTGGAGCACTTTGATGAGCCCACACCAAGCACTAACGCTGTAGTCAATGGCGACTTTTAACCGGGCAAGGTTCCGTGGCATAAAAGCTGGCTACCGCTCAGGGCTCGAAGAAAGCATCTCGAAGCTACTGACAGATGAGGGCATTGAGTTTGAGTATGAGGTGGACAAGATCACCTACGAAATCCCTGCCCGTGTCGCCAAGTACACCCCAGACTTCAAGCTCTCCAAGCCCGGTGGATTCTGGTACTTAGAGACCAAAGGAATATGGGCAACTGCCGACCGTGCAAAGCATGTGTTAATCAAAAAGCAGTCCCCAGAAATCGACATCCGTTTCCTCTTCAGCAATGCGCAAGCGAGGCTCTATAAGGGCAGTCCCACTCGCTACAGCGACTATTGCAACAAGCATGGGTTTCGGTGGGCGCACAAGACTATGCCTCGAGACTGGCTAGATGAGTGTCGCCAATAAGCGAGAGCAAAGGGCTGTCTTCGGATGGCCCTTTTTCTTTAGACACAAAGGAACGACTAATGAACACTGATGATCGTGATGGCAACAAGTTCATCCAGCACCAGCCCTGTGATGCCTGTGGCAGCAGTGATGCGTGTGCCCTCTACAGTGACAACAGCACTTGGTGTTTCTCATGCTCAACTTACACAGTGGGTGATGGCGAGGTGGTGGATGCACCAGTTAACCGCAACAGCGGTAGCGCTTCAGCACACTTGCTTCAAGGTGAGTACCAAGAGCTGCGCAGCCGCAAGCTCACAGAACAAACGTGCCGCAAGTTCGGCTATATGATCGGTGAGCACCGGGGCAAACTGGTGCAGATTGCGACCTACAGAGACCTGCAAGGCAGAGCTGTAGCACAGAAGGTACGCACCAGAGACAAACAGTTCTCTGTGGTGGGCGACAGCGACCGCATGGGCCTCTTCGGAATGCACCTGTGGTCAGCTGGCAAGAAGATCGTCATCTGTGAGGGCGAGCTAGACGCAATGAGCGTGTCGCAGATACAGAACCACAAGTATGCAACAGTCTCTGTGCCCCATGGTGCCCAAAGCGCCAAGAAGCACCTGTTGCAGCATATCGACTACCTCAACAATTTCTCTGAGATTGTGCTGATGTTCGATCAAGACGAAGCTGGTCAAGCAGCCGCACAGGCGTGTGCCGAGGTACTACCTATTGGTAAGACCAAGATTGCTGTGTTGCCAATGAAGGACGCAAACGAGTGTCTGTTGGCTGGCAATGCGGCAGCAATCATTAGTGCAATACACCAAGCGGCAGACTTCAGACCTGATGGCATCGTCAGCATGGGTGACCTCCGTGAGGTGGTAGCTGTGGCAGACGCAGAGAGCCCCGTACAGTACCCATACCCACGGCTTAATGAGATGCTCAAGGGCATCCGTACAGGCGTTGTTACGCTCTGTGCTGGCTCTGGAGTGGGCAAGAGCACATTGATCAGAGAGATGGCCTACCACATCCACATGAGTGGCTTCACTGTGGGTATGCTTATGCTTGAAGAGAGCGTCAAGCGGAGTGCTCAAGGACTAGCTGGCATCCACATCGAAAAGAACATCACAGTTGATGCTGATGCAGCCACAGCCGATGAGATAAAAGCTGGCTTCGATAGCCTTATGGCCAAGGGTCCAATCTATCTGTTCGATCACTTCGGCTCAACAGAGTTGGATGTAATATGCAATAGAATCAGGTACATGAAGCACGGCCTCAAGTGTGACGTTGTGTTTTTAGATCACATATCGATCCTCATATCTGGAGGTGCGGGTGACGTAGGCTCTGGCGGCTCTGGCGGCTTTAACGAGAGGGTCATGGTGGACCACATAATGCACACCCTCCGCGTCCTGTGCTCAGAGCTAGACTTGGCTCTAGTGCTGGTGTCTCACCTACGGCGTCCCGGCGGCGACTTAGGGCACGAAGGTGGTGCCAAGGTCTCACTGTCTCAACTGCGTGGATCACATGCCTTGGCACAGCTTGCCGATGCTTGTGTTGCCATGGAAGTGGATGCTGATGATCCTACAAGTGGCAGACGCAATCTGGTGGTCTTAAAAAATAGACACACTGGTTTTGTAGGCCCAGCCGATCAACTCCAGTACAACCGCGAGAGCGGAAGACTTTGCACGGTCTACGATGCTGTGCCCTTCTAACTGGCAGAAGCTAAATCCCAACCCGCACTAAAGTTTTTGCTAGTTGGGTTTTTGACAGCCTTTCCACTGACAACTGCATACAAAGGAACAACAGCCATGGCTGACCAAACGTCATTTAAATTCGACACAGTAGAACTAGAGCCATGCAGGCTCTCAGACCTCACCCACCTAGAGCTGCAAGTCTACGCAATCTTACTAGGGGCCAAGGACACTGGCCTTACCAGAGATGAGCTGGTGGACCGCATGAGTTTCCAAAGGGGCCACTCTGCCATGCAGTACATCCCAAAACTTGTGAAGCGTGGCCTAGCGATAGCAGCAGGTAAACGCAAAGCCTCTACGGGCTGGACACAGACAATTTGGAAGGTGAGAACATGAGCAACAATTTATCAATGAACGCATATCAGGCTGAAGCCTCCAAGACTGGCATCTATCGCTGGAAAGTCATCTACCCGGCGCTGGGCCTATCCAATGAAGCAGGCGAGGTCTTAGGTAAAATCAAGAAGCTCATAAGAGATAAGGACATTACCTTTAGTGAGATTAGTGATCTACCGGGGGCTGATAGAGCTGCCATAGCTGATGAGATTGGTGATGTGCTGTGGTACTGCGCCATGCTGTCCAAAGACCTTAACATTAGCCTCAATGAAGTTGCCAACATGAACCTTGAGAAGCTCGAAAGTAGAGCGGCCCGTGGTAAGATTGGTGGATCGGGTGATGACCGATGAGCAAGTTAAAAAGTAGGAAGTTGCCAAGGGCAAAAGTCCACAACACTGGGCCTTACCTTGACCCTCTTGGCCCATTCAGAAAAGCAA